GATTTAAATCCTGTCACATTTCAATGGAAGTCTGCTAAAGATTTTCCAGAGGAATGGGAAGCTTGGTCTTATGAAGATGGCAAAAAGGTATATGATGAAATGGATACAGAGACAGTTCACTATGGATTAATAGCTCAAGAAGTAAAGGCTTCAATGGACAAGTTTGATGCAAGCGATTTTTCTGGATGGAGTGTAGGTCAAAAGGGGATACAAAATATATCAAGAGAGATATATGTAATACCTCTTATTAAAGCAGTTCAAGAATTATCACAACAAGTAGAAGAATTAAAATCTAAAATAGGAGATGCATAGATGGATTATGCAAAATACAGCGATTTAAAATCTAAGTCAAAACTGAGTTTTAAAAAGATAGCAGCTTCAGGAGAAATTCCTGAATATGTTGTACTTGAGACAAAACAGTATGATCCTAACACTGGTGAAGCGTTGACGGATTCATCAAAAAAAATCAGTCTTGAAGATTTGGAAAATACTAAAGCAATGCATATAGCAGATAAAGCAAAGATTGATGCACAGCTTGTAGAGATTGGCAAAATGATAACTGATATAAAGGCACTATAAAATGGCAAAAGTAAAAGACAAAGAGTTAACAAAAGTAGAGGTTTCTGATAATGGAGAAGTAGAAGCTCCCCTAGAGATCAGGGCTGATGATATTGATAAACAAATAGAGAGTATAACTGCACAACTTAATGATGCTGCTTCTAAAGAGCTTCAATATGCTGATCTTAAAAAAAGGTGTTTAGGTGCATTAGAGGTTTTGAATAATTTAAAAAATCCTCAAAAACCAGCACCTGATGCCGACTAAATATGTAAGCGAAATACCATATGCTTCAATAACAGATGTACAAATAGATTCATCTACAGAATCAAGTATATCTGATTTTAATAGAAGTATACGATCAGGCAACGATAATGTCTTGGTTGAGTATCATAAAGACCAGACTAATGCCTTTTCATCTTATACACAGCTTACAGATTCTCTTGAAACATTAAGGTTAAAGAGTGATTATAACAATCAGGGCTTAAATGATTGTAAATTAATTGAGATACGCAGCACAACTATAGAGCTTGAGAATGATGGCAATGCTGCATTTAATGGCGAAATAACAGATGTAATAATTGTTGATGGTGGTTCTGGCTATTCAGCCGGGACACTGTTTACTGATGATACTTATGGCTCTGGTTTTAGTGCTACATATACGGTAGATTCAAGTGGGGCTATAAACTCTGTAACGGTAATTAATTCTGGAACTGGCTATGTTTCTACGCCAACATTATATGTCAGTGGGAAGCAGGGTTCAGCAGGTAAGATTTTAGACACAACAACAGCATCTCTTGTAGCTATTATGTCTGCTTCTGCAAACACCTCAAATAAGCTTGTATTACCTCTTAAAATTCCATTATTATCTTTCGATAAATCCAATAGTGAAATTGACTGTAGTGCTAGTATAATTCCATCAGATGATGAAACTTATTCTTTAGGATCGGCTTCAAAAAAGTGGAATAAGTTATATTTAAAAAAGGAGTCTTTGCATATAGGTGATGTGACTATATCTTCTACAGGGGAAGGAACTGCAGCACAACTTGTGGTACAAGCTAAAGGAACTACTACTGGCGAGATTAAAATAGGCGATCTTACTTTAAAGCAAGCTGGTTCTGGAAGTGGTGCGACTCTTCAAGTTGATAATCCCGGTGGTACAGGTGAGGGTGCGGATGGGAATGTAACTGTATCAGCAAGTTCTACAGATTCTGATATGAAGATATTGTTTGCAGATGGGGCTGGTTCTCAGTCTGTTCTTTCAGATACTAATTTGATATTTAACCCAAGCACAGATTGGCTTTCAGCTCCAAAAATATTAGCAAATACTTATATATGGAGTGAGGGATATACGAGATATAAAGATATAACAGCTCCAAGTACTCCTGAAAGCGGATATGGAGTTATTTATGTTAATTCAGATAAACTTTATTTTAAGAATGATGCTGGAACGGCTACAGATTTAACGGCTGGTGGGGGTGGTGTAGATGCATATGGCACTCCAGCTGACAATCAAATAGCAGTATGGAGAGATGCAGATACTCTTGAAGGCACAGCTAAACTTACTCTTACAACTAATGATGGACTTTTAATAAACAATGATAGTACTGAGACTGATAATTCAACTATAGCAGGTTTAACTATAGATTATGACCATACTGGAATAGCTGCTTCCGGTCAAACTGTAAATAATATAGGTATAAATTTAGACATAAACTGCGAAACAGTCACTCATATAGGTACAGTTAATAATACAGGATTAGATATAGATTTAGTGGCTGCTACAGATGGTGTTCAAACTAATACTGGAATTGACATTGATGTAGGTGGAGCTAATACTAATATAGGAATGCTTATCAATACAGCTGGAACTCATCTAAAGCTTACAGCTAATGCAGACCCCTCAAATGACTATGCAACTATGGCTGTTGCCGATACAGGTGACTTGACTTTAAGAACTTTTGGCAATGGTACTACTGATTCAGATATAATTTTAGATGCAGATGGAGATATAAGGCTAGATGCTGATGGAGGTGATATCTTTCTTCAAGATGCTGGTGCTTTAAATGTAGCTGTTAAGTTTGATTTAGCTAATAAAACACAGACAATTTATAAAACTGCGAATGATTATTTCGAAATAACAGTTGCTGCTGATGGAGCTACTACGCTCTCAACTAATGATAATGATGGAACTGTTGGACACCTTACTCTTGATGTAGATGGAGACATTATACTTGATGCTGATGGAGGAAATATAACTCTTTCAAGAGGAGGTTCTACCTACAGTCCCTCAGCTTCTTCAGATGCAACAACAAAAGCTTATGTAGATGCACATCTTGCTACTTCAGCATGGTCATCAACCTTAATCAAGGTTATGCCTAATGAATGGCGATTAAATGATGATTATGGCAGATTCCCTAATATTGTAGAAGATGATGCTACAAGTCCAAGTAGACTTGGCTTTAGGGTTAACAGCACAACTGAAGAAGCTTATGCATTTGTCCCAATTCCTGATGGATATAAAGCAACCCATGTAGAAGTCCATGCTTCTGCTAATGATTCATCTGCTGCTGAGTGCCTTGCCTTTAATTATACAACTGGAGAACAGGCGAGTTTAGCTTCAGGAGCATTTGATTTAAATACAAATGAAAATATCACAGATGTGACAGCAAGTGCAACCAATGACCTTGTGATTCAATATAAGGGTACAGTTGCTGCAACTATTGTTTATGGAGCGACAGTTACTATTGCTGCGGTATAAAGATTTTAGAAGGGAAAATATATGAAAGATTCGATAAAAATAAATGGTGGTATAAGTATGGGCAACTTATTGGTTATATTAACAATGGTGGCAAGTGTAATATTTTCGTATTCGAGACTTGCAGCAGAGGTTGAAGATGTTAATATGATGGTTGGGAAAAAAGCAAATAAAGAAATGGTAGATTTAAAATTTGGATATATACAACAACAACTAGATGAAATTAAAAATCTAATTAAGGAGAGAGATTAATGCAGGGTTTTTTTGATTATATAAAAAAGCTGGCTGTTAAAATGGTAATTGATGCATTGTATGCAAATTCTGATGCACTAGCAAAGAAAATAGCAGATAAAGCAGACATTCCACTTTTATCGGAAAAGCAGGAAAAGGAATTAGCAGCCAAGTTTATTGATGGTGTTGCGGAATTAATCGAAGATTTATTTGAAGAAAAGCCGAAGAAAAATGGATAGTGTTCAAATAATAGACAGTTCAGCAGAGCAAGGGTGTCCTACATCATACTTTTTAACTCAATCAGAAATCGCTGATATAAAGCCGAATTATCCACAGCATAGAGTTAACTTCATATTTAAGCATAAGATTCCGTTAAGCGTGGAATCTGGCTATGGAAAGCTGCTTGTAGATAAATATGAGAGCCTTGAGTATGATGGTTTGGCTGAAAAAGTAGAATTGCAATTAGATTCTTTGGATTATCATACTCTTAAAAAACTAGCATTTGAGAAAGGTGTAGCTTGGAAAGATACTTATGTGTCTAAAACTGATTTGATTCAAAAGATAGAGGAGCTTGATTAGTGGCTGTAACCCAGCAAGAAGCACAGGTATCAACTCATATATCGACTTTTGCTGATGTATATAATGAGATTCTTGTTAGGGTGAATGATCCAGATGGTGATACTTATACTGACAGAGCAAAAGAATTAGTATATGAAGGCATATCTGCTTTAGCTGTATCTGGTAATTATGATGCTGATCATATGCCCGGTTTAGTTAAAGCTAAAAGGTTAAAAGCTGAAGAACTGGGGAATCCATATAGAATTAAGGTAAGTGGTGATGGTACAGATTTAGATAATGATATATTATTAAAGATAGTTGCTATAGTAGATGATCATACTACGGTTAATACTAGCACCCAGACTGGTCAGGCTTATATTGATCCAGAAACACCTCAAAGTGTTATACGTCAAAGATATATACCAATAACTTTGGCTGAAGTAAACAGATTAAATACAGCAGATGAACAACCTTTTTTTGATGAATTATATTATTATAGAAGAGGTGATTATATTTATTTTCATCCATTAACTAATATGGACAATCAAAAGCTTATAGTGCATTATATAAAAGCACCTCATAATTTAGTTACGGATGATACGATGACAGAATTATTTTCGCTTGATTTTTTGTATAAGGTGGTCGATTATGGTGTTGGTAGAATAAGAGAGGAGCAGGCAGGTCAATGAATTATACTGATGTAAGGCGTGAAATAGGTAGAAGGCTTGGTGATCCAGATTTAAGGAAATACAGAGGTTTGGTGGGTCAATGTTTTATTTCTTCTATGTGCGAGCAACTGGAAGATGAAGAAAGTTATAATATTGAGGAAATTTCTGGATTAATATTTGATGACCATCAGATTCTTGTGTTTTCAGATGGCGATCAAGTCACTATAACTGTCAGGGATGATGCAATAAAGCTGATGGATGTATTCCAGAGTAGTGATATATCATTGGGTTCAGGCGTAACGCTGATAGAAATAACCCAAACTGAATACAAAAGAATGAATTTAGAAAGAGCTTTTAGACCGACAGAAAGGGAGCTGTTTTGGTTTCGGAGAGGGAACAAGATACATTTCATTCGGTCTAGGGAAGCTTCTGCTCAATCATCTGGTAGCCCTGTTATCGTTTTACAATATCTAATGAATCCCGAACCTGCAACATGGGAAGATGTGACTGATTTAGTGAACACTGAAAACTTTAGTAGAAATTTCCTGTACAAAGTTATCGGAAAGACAGTAGTTAATATAGCTTCATATCCAGTATTTAATGTAGGTGCAGCATAATGCCACAAAATTTTGAAATAGATACCGTATTAAATCATCCAATGAAGTTCTTCGATATTTACGAAGATATCGCTGTAGAGCTTCCAAACCCAATTCCAATTAATCTTATAAAATTAGAAATTAATAAAATTATTAGAAGGGTTAATGATGAGATTGGGCTGCATAAAGACCTAATTAAAGTAAGCACTGGCTCGTTAAACACATCTATTGATAATATGACAACTACAGCTATAGAGTCTGAAACAACAACTAATATAGATGCTATAGGTAGATTTAAGTTTGGCTGGGATTGGAATACGACAGATAATAGATTGAGATTATCTGATGATATATATGAAGTTTTAGATGTGTATATTGACGATGAAGAGTGGGAGCAGGTAGACTATGAAACAGTCAAAAGTAGTGATAATACTTCTGAAAAGTATTGGTCGCAAGTAGGAAGGCATCTTTGGTTTCCATTAGATTTAGCAGATGAAACTACAACTATAAGAATTAATTGTAAAAGGCAGTATTCATACGTAGATAGCGTTCTTGATGATCAAGCAATTATAGATGTGCCTGAAAACTATAGACAATTAATAATATCTGGTGTATTATACAACTTAACTGCCAGACCAAAGTATAGGGATGAAAATATTTTTGCTATAAACAAGCAAACATTTGAATCAGAATTTCAATCTTTAAGATTTTCATATGCTAATTTGGAAAGTACATATGAAAAACGTGACATGACTTATAAATATTAAGGGATCATTATGGGTAACTATTTAAAAGGGAATACTCCCGGTGCAATTTACAAGCAATTATTATCTATTGGTCAGGCAGCTGATCAGGCAGGACTTACAGCCACTCTAAAGCCTGTATGGACTGATGATGGTGGGACAAGTGCTAATTTAGCTCCATTTCAGCTATCTACAGCAGCTTTGTCATTTAATACGACTAAACAGTTACAGTTTAGAGATACAGCTTTATACTTGTATAGTAGTACAGATGGTCAGCTTGATATTGTAGCTGACGGTGAGGTTCAGATTGCTACTGCTAGATTTGATGTAAATGCTACAGATGATATTACGATAGATACCACAGATACATCTCAAGGCATAAAGATTGGCGAAACATCTGGTGTTCCTATTGTTATTGGTCATACTACATCTGAAACAACTATAAGTGATAATTTAACTGTAACTGGAACAACAGCATTAAATGGGGTGGCAACTGTTGCATCTGGTGTAAAGCTGCAATTTGTAGATGGAAATGAATATATTAGTGGAAATAGTACAGATATTACAGTTGGTTCATCTGGAGATATTAATCTAACTGCTACGTCAGATGTTAATCTGCCTTCAGGTGTTGGTTTAACCTTTGGTGCAGACACTGAAAAGATCGAAGGAACTGGATCAAATGTTTTAGCACTTGTAGCAGGGGGTGCATTAAATATAACTGGTGCAGCAGCATCGACATGGAAAACATCATCTGGTGCAATAACTATAGATTCAGAAGCAGCAGCGGTCACTGTAGATGGTCACGGTGGCGTTAATATAGCAGGAACGAATGGATCGGAAGTTGATATCACGACTACTGGGGCATTAGATTTAAATTCAGCTGGATTTACTTTAGATGCAAGTACAATGTCTATTGATGGCACAGATGATTCAAACATTACAGTAACAGGTTCAAATAAAGACTTAACTATTTCGGTAGTAGGTGGCAGCACTCAAAAATTAACATTATCTTCTGCTGGTACTGGGGCAGATTCAATGTCATTTACTTCAACAGCAGGTGGAATAGATTTATTGTCTACAGGTGGCACAAGTGATATAGATATTGCAAATACTGGCGGTTCTGTAAATATATCATCAACTGAAAATGTGGCTGATGCAATTGTTTTAAATGCAAGTGCTGGTGGTATTGATATAACTTCTTCAGGAACTGCAGGTGAAGATATTGATATAACCACATCATCATCAATTAATTTAGGTTCAACAGAAAATGCTGCAAATGCTATATATCTTCATGCAAATGGTGGTACAAGTGAAACAATTAAAATTCATTCAGATCAAGGGACAGGAGATGATTCTATATATGTATTATCAGATGCTGGTGGAATAAGCATAGAATCTGGCAAGACTGGTGCTATTACAAATATGGCTTCTGATTCTTCATCAAGTCTTACTAATGCAGTTATTAGAATAGGAACAGATACAGCAAATTGTGATATAGCAATTGGTAATGGAACTTCTGACGTACACTTTGGTGATAATGTTAAAATAGCAGGTGATCTTCATGTTGTAGGTTCAGTTCCTTCGGCAAATTCATTGTCAGCAGGTACAATAGCAAGATTCACAATAACTAATACAGATGAAGAAAATACAGCAGGTGGAAGAGATTCAGAGATATTATTTAAAGGTGAGCTTGGAGATGGTACTGCCCATGAATTAGGTGCTATTACTACATTTCACCAAGGCTCATCAGCTGATATGCATGGTTCTATGGTATTTAGGTTAAATGATTCTACTTCAGGAGCATCTTTAACAGCAGTAGGTGGTGCAGATGATGTATTAACATTAACGTATGATAAAACTGCAACTTTTGCAGGTGCTGTTACAGCAGGAACAAATGCTGTGACTTGCGGTCAATTAAATGCAGATAATGTCAGATTAGATGGAAACACAATAACAACTCAAGATACAGATGGTGATTTAACAATAACACCTAATGGTAATGGTGGTATTATATTTTTTACTGGAACTGCATCAGGAAATGATGCGATAGCATGGAACGGAGCAACAGCATCTGGTGCAAGTGCATTTGCTGGTGGTGGTGCAGGAACATCCTCTGGAGATAATTCATTTAACTGGGGAAGTAATACAGTTTCAGCTGCAGGGTCTGCAGCTTTTGGTTCTGCAAATGCCGTATCAGGGGCTTTATCATTTTCTATTGGTCAGAATGCTGCTAATGCTGGGACTAATAGTTTAACTTCAGGGTTTTCATGTGATACTACAACAGGCGTGTCAGGGCAGGTTGCATTAGGATATCAAGCTAAATCCAGACATCAGGGTCAGATAGCATTGTCATCTGGAACGGTTACTGGCTCTACAGAAGGATCATCACAGGCATCTATCATTCATACTTCAGAAGCAGTAACATTAAATGGAACTAACTGGATAACTGTAGATGGTGGTTCAGGTGCATTTACATTTGAAAGTGATACTGTGGTAATGGCACAAACTTTAATTGTTATGACATTAGCAGGAGCAGCAACTACGGTTGGATTTAAAATTGAATGGCTAGGTCAAAATGATGGTGGTACTGAAAATCTTATAGCTTCTACTGTTACAGAATTTGTAAGCGAAGATGGTACTCTTGCAGCACAAGTCGCAGTTTCTGGTGATACTTTTGTAATTCAAGTTAGGGATGATACTGGGTCAAATACAGGGACATATGCAGTATCTTGTGTTACTACATGGTCACAGGTAACTTACGCTTAAATGGATATATGATTGGCAAAGCGAGCATTACCATTACTAACTGGTGGACTCAATGAAGTAACCAGACCAGACATCATAGATGATAGCCAGCTGCAGGAATGCACAAATTATGAAATTACTGGTGATGGTGTTTTGAAAAAGAGAAAAGCTCAAGAGGTTTATGATTCAAATTTGAATACAAAACTTGCTGGGCTTTTTACTTCTGTGCTTAAAATATCCCAGCCTTTTTATCCTCAAAAAAAATTAGATGTAAATAGGTCAGACTCTTTGACTATGAGTAGTGATTTTATTTTATTTGCAGTGGGTCAAGAATCCGCAGATGGGGAGATCAAAATTCATGCATTATGGAAGGGTTCTGATGATAACTGGTATAATGATGTATATTGGTCTGCTGTAGATACAGCCAAAGATTTACCAACACTATTATCAGAGTCAGGAGTGACCTACCCTGTTGGCTCTGTAGCTTCAGATGATATAGAATTTACGGCTGGCAATAATAAGCTTATTATTGGTGATAATTATAACAGGCTACATTATTTTGAGATTGATCCAGATGGTATATCTAATGCAGGTATTTTAGGAATACCAGCTCCGAAAAATAAAGCTAGAGTAATAAATACTACTAATCAGAAAAGGGGCGAGATAGGATTTAATTCTTCAAATAAGCCTACAGCTTCAATGGAGGATGATTCTAATGCTACTTATATAGAAATCCCCGGATTAGCCCAGATTACCTATACTGTAGTGACTAAATATGGAGAAGAGTCTAATCCAGCACCAATAAGTGATACGCTTGATTTGCAGTGGTTTAAGTTAAATTCTGATACTGGTGCTAATGAGCAGTGGATTGATTCTATACAAATATTTGATTTAAACATTCCTTCAGTTCCTAAAAGTGTAGAAGATTTAATTGATACGTTTAAGGTTTATATAAGAGTAACTCCTTATAGTCAGGGAATAGAAGCTAAAACATTAACATTTACACAACAGTATGATATAACAGCGAAGACTACTGCTGTTGAAAACACTGGAAATGATTATAAAATAATTACAGCCCCATCTACAGGCAATACAGTGAGCTATGAAAATGATATAGCACCTGTTGCAAAAACTGCTGATGAATTGGGTGGTATAATTTTAGCAGGAAATGTTGGTGGTGGATTGACATTTCCATTTGATTTTAAGTATACACATCGTATAGAAATCAACAATAATGATAATAGTTTTTTTGTTGATCCATGGTTCAGGATTAGGCTTAATGAAAGCGAAATAGAAAATTTCACAGTATCAGATTTCATCAGTACAACCGATACAAGCCATGTGCGAGATGATGGCAAGTATATAAGAATATATTTTGAAGATTTAACAACTCCATGTGCATTAGGCTATGTCCAAAGGATTGATAATGATGGTAACGCTGTATCAGTAGATGCAGGGTTGTCTTATGTAGATTTGTTGATTAAAGTCCCTTATTTAAGAGCGAATGATACTACTAGTCTATATCTTGTGTGGACACCTAACAATGATGCAGATCAAACGCTATATACAGGCGTAAATGATTCATATAATACTATAACTTCTGGTGATGATTCTTATTATGGTAATATAGGAACGGTGTATGGAAGAATTATGACAATAGGTTATCATAGTTATAATAGGCATCAAATATTTCCGAAAACAAGAGTATTGAATGATCAGACAGTTTTAGCTTTTAACTTTAGTCATACTAATTCGTCAAACCAAAGATTTAATCGTGCAGATATGAATGGAGTTATAACTCAACAGGGTGATATTCCTCAAAATACAACTGATATATCATATGGTGTATCTCAATATAATCTCTTGCCAGTACCGGGATATAAGTTCACCGCTCTTTCAACAGGTAATGGTGTTTCTGGTACATCTGCTGGTATTAGTGAAATGGCTATATTTAATATTGATGGCAATGAGGGGATAACCGAGCATTATCTAAAAATGGAAACTATAAACGGCTCTGGGGCAATTTTAGATAATTTGTATTGGAAACAATCGTCTTTAGATGGTAAATCAGGATTTGTATCATTTTGGTATAAGTATAGTAGTGCTGTTGGATCAGCACCATACAGTCAATACGGTCAATGGAATATATGTTCTATTTGGGGGGAAGATCATCTTGAAAAAGACTATGGTGGTGGATCAGACAAAGTTTTAAGATTATACTTGCATCCGAATACCGATGGAAGTAGTAGCAATTTTAGTAATTTGGTTTTAGGTTTAGATGACAATCTTGGATTTACTTCTGGTGGTTCTGAGAGTACCCATGAAGATGTAGGAATTAATTTGTTTGGCGATGGTTATATTACTACCGGAAATACACTTTCTGGCTTGAATGCTTTGCATGATCGTTCATTCATTATGATTAGCTGGAATACAGATCAATCTGAAGTTTCTGTCTGGGTAATGCATGAAAATGGATTTGTTGAAAAAAATAAAGTTACTTGGACAAATAAAAAAATAACAGATGGTTCATTTTATGGATTAGTGCTTGGTAGTCATACTGGTGATGATAAGGCAGATGTACTTCAAAACACAACATACCAAGACGTAACTATGCAACTGGATAAATACTTTGATGCGAGTGATGATGACGATTTCTCAAGGTTCGTGCAATTTGCAAATAGAGGTGCATTAAGCGAGGAAATTATAGGATATAAGCATTCAGATACACCCGGCAATATAGTGCATAATAATAGTATGTCTTTCACAGAAACCGAGCTGATATTAGGGAAAGATCATAAAAATATGATTAAATGGACAGATGTAAATCATAGCAGCTTTCCTGATTTAAATTTTAAAATACTTAAAGAGCCTGTTAAAAAAATTATAGCTGCACCTTCATTCCTAAAACAACAATATCAGAATACATTTCTAATTTTCACCAGAAATACAATTAATAGATTTGTATTAGATGCTTCAGCATCTGGATGGGCAGCAAATGCATCATCATTAATTGAAGAAAAAAAGCAATATGGTTTATTAGCAGAAAACACATTAATGCGTATTGGTGAAGCTGTATTTTGGCTATCTGAAGTTGGTGTAGTTATGTGGAGTCCAGAAGGATTACAGCTTATAAGTAAGAATGTAGTTGATGTTGAAATAGATGAAAACTTAATTGCATTCTACAACAGTATTAATAACCAGTATATGCTACACAAATTATCTGGTGATACATATGTATACCATATTGATCGTGGAATGTGGTCTAAATACACAGGATTAGATGTTTCAAGTGCAGGAATTTTAACTGGTGGGACTGAATTAGATAATATTAATCTATGTTTAACTTCAGAGAATACAATAGAAAAATTTCCGGGAAATACTTTTACTACTACTACATCAACAATAAAAACTAAAAATTTATTTTTTGAAAATGGATTATTAAAGAGAGTTAGGTTAGATTATGAAGGTGGAACACCTGATCTTACTACTAATTTAACTAAGATAGATGCAGACGGCTTGGAATTGACAAAAAGCAATACTATATCAAGTATTCAGGCGAATAAGTGGCGTGGGATTAAAAATGGATATAATCGTGGCAGATCAGTCAATATACAAGTAGAGGATGCAGAACAGATAAAGTCTATTATGTATGATTTGAATGTCGAAAGTGAGGTAACAACTTAAATGGCATGGCAATTATTAGCAGCCCAAGCTCTTCCTTATGTAGCGAAGGGTATTGGTCAAGCGTTAAACAAACCAAAAGAAGAAGATTTTAAGCCCAATACTAAGTATATGGAAAAATATTTATCTCATTTAAAGGGTCAATCAGCCAGTAAAGAAGCAATGCATCTGGCTATGCAGCCAGCAATGAGAGCAATTGGGGCAGAAAGTAGAAAGACAAAACAAGAACTTGGATATCAAGCTGCGAAGACTGGAATGACTGGTAGTGGAGTTGAAGCTCAAATGAAATTGTCTGCTGGTCAGGGTACACAACAAGCATTAGCTCAAGCTACAGAACGAGCTTCTGCAACAGAAGCTGCTAGAAGGGCTAGATTGGGCGAACAGGTAGCCCAGACACAGGCAGGAATAGAACAAGAGCAGGAAAGGGCATCTCAGGCGTTTAAACAGGCAAAAGATCAATGGAAGCAAG